AATCCAAATTTCATTTTAAGTTCTCCTGTGTTTTGTTAATGATGATGACTCGTTTGCCATCGTGAGTAAATTGTAATTCATCGTCAGGATCCCACAGTAGCTCTTCATACAAATCGTCGAGTTTCTGGATGTCCTGCCAAAGAGCGTCTGGGTCTGGCATTTTATCTTCAGAAGATTCCAAAGAACAGTTTACCAGTAATCAGGTAAGAAAGCAACCCGCTCACAACACCCATCATCGCCCAGCGTCCGTTATAGATCTCAGCATACTGCTGAGGAGAGAACAAACCCTTACGGTTGTAGTCCTCCACTACCATCTGAGGTTCTTTTGCAAAGATGTTTTGTTGTCCGTACTCGTTCGTGGTGATAGTCATGGATGTTATGTAAAGAAATACTACAAAAGTATATAGGAAATGTTACGAGTTGTCAAGCTGCTTTCGTTCATTCCGAACACAAAAGATTGTACTAAATAAATATGGATCCAAATTTTATGAGTGTTATGAAAAAATTATTACCACTCGTTATGCTACTGATGACCGCTACAGCAGCTAATGCTGGCGGACTCGTTACCAAACATTCGTCTAGTGTTCAACTAACTGTTGATGCAGCTAGATCGACTGCGACAAGACTTGGTTCTTCGTTCAGTATCTCAGGTTCAAATATTGATACTACGGACGGATCAACTGCTGGAACAGTTTCTGCTGGTACTATCACCTCAGGTGTATACAATCCAGGAACTATTGCAGCGACCCAAGATACTGCAGGTGCAGCGTTCAGCTTTAGTCAATCTTACAATCAAGCTGACGCATTGCCTACAAGTGCTGCAGCAGTAGGTGCAATTCCTAACTTCGGTTCTGTTACTTCTTACTCTGCAGGTACAAAAGATACTCTAGCTGGTACTGTAACCAGTGCAGGTGTACTAACCGTAACCGCTGGTGGAGCTGGTACTAGTGCTGTGGGACAGTATGTAACAGAGGTCACTGTTATTGACTGAGGATAATCGTCATGATGAATTCTGGAAAGACGATACTTTGGTCTGTTCTGAGTGTGGTGGGTGTAAGTGTCACACTTGCTCCTGCCCTGGCGGTCCCCGTGGTCCCAAATTTCACACAGGGCTCAATGACGAGCCACACAGAGACAACAAGTACGATAACAGAAACTATAAATTCAATGGATTATTCGACTGGATATCAGTATTCAGCGACTGGTTCGGGCGTGACAGCAAATGGTAACCTATCTCCAGGGACAGGTTCCACAAGCGTAACTATTAATGGAGTGACTTCAACATGGACAGGGGCGACAAGCAAACCAACCTTCACACAAACAACACCAGGGGCAGCGTTTCAGTTCACAGAAACCTACAAAGGACCTGGACTTCAAAACCACACAATTATAAACAGAACAACAGAGGTCACCAGTGTGACCGACACCACTTCAATCTTCCAGCAATAGGAAAGAAACTATGTCTAATACTTGCCCTAAGTGCAACAGCAACCCCTGCGTATGCAGAGACAGTGGGGGGCGTCAGTGCAACTGCAGCTCCAGTAGCAAATAGCTCTGGCTCAGTTACCAATCAAGCTATTCAGGTTTTACAAGGTCCTTACATTACCAATACTTATGGTAATGGTATTCAATGTCAAGGACCTACACTGAATATTACTCCATATATTACTGGAGCAATTTCAGCACAGAAACCTTATGAAGATTATTATGATACACCAGTGTATGATATGAGAGATCTTACTGGTGATTTCGATGATGATGGAAACCCAAAAGGGGACGGGGCACCTGATAATCCTGGGGACGTATTATGGTTCCAACCAACTAGAACTGGACAGAAAGATAACTATAACTTGTCGATAGGTGTGTCTGCTACATGGTCTAGACCACAAGACAAAAAACTACAGCAACTATGTAAAGAAGCTGCTGCAGCAAACATCGCAATGATGAATCAATTGTCTGCTAACAAGCGCCTCGATTTTGAGATCGCGAGATTAAAAAATTGCGGAAATTTATTGAAGGAGGGAATCAGTTTCCATCCAAAGAGTCCTTACTATAAAATATGTGCTGATGTTGTAGTGCAGAATGTTACTGTAGTCAAACAGCATACTCATTCTATTCCTAGCACAAAAGCATCAGACTTAGGACCACCAATTTCTATTGGCAATCATTAATTACTTTTTCTTTTTCTTACCAAACTTGAGTGGGAGTAGTCCCTTCTTCTCACGATACTTATTAGTTTGTAGTTCGGTTCGAGATAATTTAGGCGGTGCTTTACCAAGTGCCGTCTGTATTTTTTTAATTGTTTTCTTGACGGCAGGTTTCACTACCTTCAGGAGTATATCTACAACTGGTTTTGCAAGCAGTGCTGAACTAGTAGCGACCACTGCAATAGATGCTGTAGTTGTAACCATACCAGCGTTAGGTATGTTGTATATAATTTGATCTGGTATAGTAAGTTGCTCTGTTACCATCAGGCATTCTTTACCTACCAATTCATAACCAGTAATTTTCTTGTTACCCTCTAGGACTTTTCCTATTGGGTTTTTTAGTACCTGCTCTCTAGTAGGACACTCTTGCTTAGGTGTTGATGGCACAACATCCTTAGGAACTTCTGGTGTGACATCTGGTGTGGTGTCTGGTGTTCCTTTGATTGGTGGTACTGGTGGTTCGTGTTCAAACTTGAGCTTATCTTTATTGTAATCAATTGGATTGAACGATGGCACACCAGCATCACAGAATGTCTTGACACCTTTAGGGTCGTCTTGCTCTAGCATGTTGTTCTCTTGAACCTCATGCGCTTCGACACATCCAGGGACATTAACAATTGGCACACCGATCTGTTCTGTCACTGGGACATTAGGTGGTAGTGCCATTCGTGGTTCTAACAAATATCCTGGTGGATTATTGATACGAATCTCTCGTATCACATTACCATCAATTTGTATCAAAGGAATCTCTGTCATTTTTCATTCTCTACAATCCACTCTTTCAACCTAGACATATAGACACGAATCAAGTCTGCTTGATTCAAATGAAATACATCATATGTTTCCAAGTATAGTTGTGTATGCCTATCAACTGCATCCTGACACTCCTTGATCATAGAATACCAAGGTTCTCTATGAGGAGTGTTGAATAATGTCATCAGCAATCGTTAAATACTTGTCCGACTTGCGAACCCATCTCGGATCCTGCTTTGTTTCCTAGCAGCAGTGCCCAACCACCTGCCAACCATCCGATGTAAGGGATGCCAGACAGTGCAGGGACAGCGACACCAGCAGCAATAGCACTACCTGCCATCGCACCCTGTGAGCGTGCTCCAGCGTCCGCCGCGATACACTCGGCGCTTACACCTCCTGTCTTTCCCACTTCACCTATTGCACCTCCTCCGATGTTACGGGTGCCATCCATAGTGTATTGATCGTAGCGAGACTCACGACGTTGCTCTACGCCGCCGCCAAACAATCCTTTCTTATCACTATCGACTGCTAAAGATCTATGCGATTCTAAAATCGCAGGATCATTTGCTTTGTATTGAATTTTGTATCCCTGTGGTCCTGCTTCAATAGTGTATGAAGAGTAATCTCCACGAGGGATGTTAATAGTTGGGACCTGAGGGACTGGTGGTGTTTCAGGTCTATGTAATAGGTGACCCAAGACTCCAATGTGAGCGATACCAACAATACTACCTACGCCAATATACAACCACTTCATAGGACGGACCTCTGCTTTATTTTCAGTTTCTGGATAGTAATCACCAGGCTCTTCTTTTGGAGAATTGAGTTTCCACATGATCAGAAGGGAAGAGCGGGACCAGTCTGAGTTGGTAACTCAGGCACAGCACCGTCTAGTAGACCAGGAAGAGCCTCAGTAACACCTTCAGTGATAATCACAGTCAACCTCTCGCGTGCTTCTGCACGCCAGGCATCCTGGTTGAAATGCACATATCCAAATAATCCGATCACACCCAAAGAGGTGAGACCAGATAGTAGTGCGATAACATTAATTGCTTTTTGCATGATTATACCTTAGGTTCTGGAGTTTCTTCCTTCTTCTTGATCTCGGGTGCTTTCTTAGGAGCACCACCAGACCTAGCAGGGCTGAGTCCGAAGGCAGCTAAAGAACCAGAAAACACGGATGCTATAAATGTTGGATCGAAATCCAAGATCTTTTGACCGTTAGGAAGTCTAACGTAACTAAATGTGAGTAGAGAAGCAGACCATATAAGCACAACAACTTTCACTAAATTACCAAGAACTTCACTCTTATCATTATCGTCTGCCTCTTTCTCAACGACTTTAGATTTATCTTCAGTCATTTAAAGAGAGCAAGGCAGCTCTATTTAGTGATAATGGTATCTCCAATGACCAAAGCATCCATAGGTGTTGTAAGCAAGATATTACTCGCTTGCCACTTTTTCCCTGCAAGAGGTTTGCCTTTAGTGCAGAGTCCTGTCTGCATCAATACAGATTCTCCAGTCTTCTCTTTATACTTTCTAAGAAGTTTAGCAAGACTATCATCACCATCTACAGTTTGAATTGTTGCCATGCCGTCAGGTCTAGTATAATTTTCAAGACCATCATACTTCACAGGCACAGTCACGTTACCATACGGTGCTGATCCAGTATAATCAAAATACTTATCAACATCTTCCTGAAGGACAACTAGACGATATCGCTGAAACTTCTGCTTCGATTTGATATTGTCCATGAGATAAAGATACTCATTATTGAGAGCAGGTCTCAAGATTGATCGATGACCCAGAGTTTTGTTTCCAATCTCTCCCTGTCCTTGATACCATCCAACTACTGCTTCAGTGAGTAATGCATCTCTTGCCATATCAAGCATAGAGTCACTGACTTCTTCTGTGCCTTCGTCTTGCTGCATGAATGGGAAAGCACTTCCATCAAATTCATAATCAAGATTTAGTTTTCTTCTCAACCACTCAATACCACCGAGACTGAGACCCGTCTCATCACCATGAGGAAGAATCGTCACATCCTTTTTACAAGTCTGCAGCGCATAATTCAACATAGTATCTTGAGTCAATGACCCAACAACTAGAGCATCACTTCCAGGATCGGAAGAAATTTTGTCTACAATAGATTCGACGGTATGAGAATGACAGGTCTTAAGATAATTAAGATCGAAGTTATCCCCATGCCAATCTTTCTTCCATCTTGTATAATCCCATACCAGATTAGCATTCGTATATGGAGTGCCTCTCAACATCTCAGCATGATCCGAATCAACTAAACCAAAAGGAACTAATTGAGAAGCAACAGAATATAAATCAGCTTCATCATAATCAGGAAGAATTTGCATAGCAATATTCCTCAACTGATTGTATGCAGATCCTCCATTGTATTCCCAGGTGCATAGATCTCGATCAATTTCACCATCCTTAAATACAGAATAGCATCTATCATCATTACCAAAACGATCAAACACATATGCAGAATCGGTCTGTTTGATTGGCCAAGCACTATACATCATTGCCATGTGCTTATCTACCACATATGTGTCGCAGCAGTTTTCTATGCAACGAAATTCGTCTGGGACGATATCATCTAACTCACCATTTTTAAATGCATGGTATTCATTGATGTAGACAATTGCATCTAATTCTTCGGGTGTGCAACCCCAAGACTCTAGGACCTCTTTCCATTGATAGAAATTTGTTAATCCATGATTTCTTTCATTATAAAGTCTATCAAAAGAAACATATTTAATTTCAGGACCATTTGCATACGTCATGTTAGTATGACGATCTGCAATGTAAAGACAAAGTAATTTCATATCAATTAGTTACAGTTTCTTTCTCTACCTTCCTTTTGCCAATATTATATTTGGATTCTAAAACCCAAGATCCCTTATCTTTGAATGAGATGACTTTGATTTGACTCAGAGGTGCAGTATCTGCAACGCTATCTGTATCAACAATCTCGATCAGACCCCAGTCAGATAAGAGTTGAATAATTTTATTTCTCCGTTGGATATCATTCAAAGATAAATTTGCTTTCTTCCCATCCAACGCAAACAATTCCTTGAAGTGGACAATAAAATACTGTCCCTTCTTATGTAAAATATGACATGATTGATATAACTTCTTCTCTTTCTTAGAAGCAACACCAATGCGAGTCAGTGTCTCACGGACTTTGAGAAAGTCATCAGGCTCTTTCAAGGATACTCTAACCATAGACTCTTTAGACCATTGAAGATCTTCACTCATTTTTTCTTTCCCCCTTTATTCAGTTTATTTTTGATGTAGTTAAGTTGATCAGGAGTTAGAATGTTAAGAGCCTGCCTTGCCTTTTCGTTACTATAACCATAGTATTGCTTGACAACTTCCAAATCATTCACCTTCTCTTTTTTGTCCCAAGGCGAAAACCTTTTACGAGACCTGACGATATTTATAAAGAAATCATACTGTAATTTGTTGTCAAGAGATTGATGCATATTCATCTCATTGGCATACATCACTGTGTCTAGGTGATGCGACATACACTTGTTGACAATGTATGCAGGATACTTCTTTTCCCAAGCAGGATCATCAGACTCCATCACACTCTTCTTTGTGTAATTAATGGAGTTTAGATAATCCTTCAGCGGATACCTTTCATCAAATGCCATAGTTTAGAAGAAGTAATTCCTTGCGTTGTTTTTGCTCATTCATGTAGGATCCCACGGATCGCATGGTGTAGGTGTGGTCGAATTCTGCCGCTTCATACTCTTCAAACCTCTCACGAATGAGTTGAGACGAATTATAAGATATAAGTTGAGGACCAACAAAGCGGTCACACTTGATAGCAAAATGGTCGTGGTTGAATTGGGAATGCATATTGCCTCGCTTCCCATAGAGATTACTTCCAATCTCATAGGGGGGATCAAGGTAGGTGAAACACTCTTTGTCATCAGTAAGGAGTTGCTCATAGGACTTGTTAGTAATTTTCCAGTCTTTGATGATCATGGAGTAGTGAAGTAGATTCTCAATTCCCCTGAAGGTAAAGTTGTTGTCGGACGCCTGCCTGCTAAAGGATGAGGACTCAGTGAGACCAGAAAAAGAGCACTTGTTAACAATATAGAAACTGA